GGACCCGGAGAAGGCGAAGGCCAACATCGCCGAGTGCACGCGGCTGCTGTACGGGGATCGCCATGAAGACGAGGCGTGACCCTGCGGAGGTGGAAGCCCGCCGCGAGTTCCTGATGGGCTTGCGTGTTGGCGACGTGGTGCGCTTGAACGGGAAGCTTCGGGTAATCCGCAAAGCCGGTGAGCCGAGAGTGGCGCGAGGCGACTACCCGCCCAAGCGGTCGTTCTGGTTTACCCCACTGCGCTGCAGCTGGACTCGCCGACCGTACATCATCCGCACGTCAACGGACCTGCTCAGCGCTTCGGTGTCCATCTCGCTGGTGCTGCGCAACTACCAGCCAAAGACAGAGTCCGAGCACCGCCTGCAGGAAGTTCTGGACGCATGGCCGCGGGACATGCGCGATGCGATGCACTGTTGCGACGTGAAGGGGATCGGGTAATGGCGACGAAGCCTGAAAACGCCCGCTACGAGGCCCGCATGCGCGTGGCCGGGTATGTCCGGGGGCCGCGCATCTCCGCCGAGGCAGCCGAGCGCCTGCGCGAACTGGCGCACCGGCACCGCCTCACGCCGTCCGACGTGGTGACACGCCTGCTGCTGGGCATCGCCCTGGACGCGCCCGAGCCGGTCGGCCATGAGCGATCGGTGGCCGTGTACCTCGCCAGCGTGATGCGCGAACACAGGCTCAGCGAGCCCGAGGCCCGCGCCTTCGTGGAGGGTCAGGCATGAAGCTCCAGACCGATCCGCAGTTGGACTTGTACCGCCACGGCGACGCCGCCATGGCCCAGGCGCATCGCCTCGCGGCCGATGCAGCACGCCGCAACCCGTTCGAGACGCCTGACCGGGCCGAGGCCCGCGCGCGCTACCACGAAGCCGAGGCGGCGAAGCTGGAGGGCCAGGTCCATGCGTAAGGGGCGATCCACCAGCAAGCCCACCAAGGCCGAGGAGGCGCACATCCTCGCCGTGAAGTACGGCGGCTGCGTGTGCTGCTGGCTGCTGGGCTACCACCGCGATGACGACGGACCACTGGCCGAGGCCCATCACCTGCTGTCCGGCGGTATCCGCCGTGGCCACGAGCACACGATTGGGCTCTGCCCCTACCACCATAGAGCCCAGCTCATCGTGAGCAGTTGGGACCACGCCATGCATCGCGTCCGCCTCGGCCCCTCGCTGGCCGAGGGCTCTACCCCGTTCCACGACTACTTCGGCAGCGACGACGACCTGCAAGCCATGCAGTCCCGTCTGCTGCAACAGCGCCACCCCACCACCGGAGGAACCCGACCGTGAGCGCAACCCCGATCACCCCGAAGATCACCCCGCGCAGCTACCACCGCACATGCGGCTGCGGCCACCGCTTCTCCACCGAGCTGGGCATGTACGACTGCCCGCACTGCGACGGCGCGCTCGGCCCGGCCATCATCCTGGACCTGCGCACCGACCCCGTGCTCCTCGAGGCTGCGGCCGAGGCCATGTGCAACACCGACACCTTCAAGCGCGCCCAGCAGGCGATCCGGGACGTGGAGGCCGATGCCCGCGACGGCTGCAATCGTGCGTTGTTGACAGAGGGGGTTGACACCCTGCAACCTGAGGTTGATCGCGCGCGCGCGCGTTTTGACCGGCGCCACGCCTGGGCCGAGCACGTGCCGGAGGGCGAGAGCACCCCGCCGGACGAGTGGGGGCCGCTGGCGCTGTTCTGTGCCGGCTGGATCGGTTTCATGCTGGGCCTGATCTTCGCCGTCGCGCTTCACATGGGACTTCTGGACCGGATGGGGGTGGTGTTGTGGCCTTGATCGTTACGACCGATGTACACGGTTGCGGCGAGGTGGCAGCCCTGTGCAAGTGCGGGTGCGCGCGCGTTGAGTTCTGGCGAGTCACCGACTTTGCTATGCGCAGCGGGATGCAGGTCTGCATCCGTTGCGAGGGCTGCGGCCACGAGGTGCGTGGCGGGACTGTCGATGAGGTGCGTGACCTGTGGGCCGAGGCAAACCGGCCGGAACCGGAGTTCAGTCCGGCGTGCGAGGCGGCCGACCTGATCGAAGCCGTCGCGGGGAGGCTGTGATGTTCGCCGTCGATCCGCGCAAGTACGCGCCGAAGCCGCCTCATGTACCGGCCTGGGTTCCTCCGCCTCGCCTGTTTGATACCGGCAAGCTTGCCGTGAACACCTACATCCACATGCGGGAGACGCCCTACGCCCGCGCTCTACGGGCCGCAGAGCAGGCTGAGTTCGCGCGAGACATGGCCGACATCATCGAATCGCCTCGCAGAAAGCCCATGACCTCGGCCGCCATCGCCAAGCGCCGCCTGCGCGTGGTCATCACGGCCGAGCGCGAGGCGTTCCCGGACTGGCGGTGGGTGTGTACGTTGCCGCCGGTTTCGCGGCCGCCAACGATGGTTTCCGGGGCCTGGTCGCGGTTGTGGCGGGCATGCCGTGCACGTTACCGCTGGGAGCGACGCCAATGACCAACAAGACCATCCACCCCGTCCTGCGCCGCTACGAGGCCGAATGCGACCGCCTTCGCGTATGGAGTGGCGGCCCGCCTGGGCAGGCTCGACCCATGCATTACTCGGTGGGCCGTATGCCAGAGGCCCCTGAGTTCGACTTTAATCTAGCCACCCTCATGGACGATATGGCGCTGGCGATCCGGCAGTTGTCGGCACAGCACGAAGCGGCCAATGTCGTGGATACCAGCTGCACGCTTGGCGTAGGCGATGGCTCGGGGCAACTGTTCGTGCATGGCAGCTATGAGGCCATCAAGGCGTGTCAGGCGCTCATCGGGTGGCGCGAGCATATTGAGCCTGCCCACGTGACGCTTACGGTCCGATCAGGTTCGTCTATCGCGACCTTCGGCGACTGGTTCGTGGTCATGCACCCCGATGCGCATGCGTACCCCGTGGATCGCTACACGGGAAGGCGCGGGGAGCTGAAACCGTGACCGACCTGTCCATCATCGTGCTCGGCGCCACGATCCTGGCGGCACTGGCGTGCAAGGCCGGCACCGGCCCGGCGTGGCGCGGCTTCGTGGTGCTGCTCGCGGCAGGCGTGGTCGGCGTGCCGGTGCTTCGCCTGGCACTGGAGCTGTGGCCATGACGCTGATCGTGGTCACCGCCTACGGCCTGCCGGCACCGCAGGGATCGAAGCGCCATGTCGGCAACGGCGTGATGATCGAGTCCAGCAAGCACGTCAAGCCGTGGCGGGTGCTGGTGCACGCCGCCGCGCGTCAGGCTATCGAGGAGTGGGAGCGCTCGGTGGGCGCGCCGTGGACCCCGCTGGACGAGGCGCTGCGCGTGCGCATGGTGTTCACCATGCCCAAGCCCAAGTCCGCCCCGAAGTCGCGGCAGACCTGGCCGTGCCGGCTACCGGACCTGTCCAAGCTGATCCGGTCCACCGAGGACGCTTTGACAAACGCGGGGTTGTGGCGCGACGATGCGCGCGTTGTGGAATATGTCCGCACCGCAAAGGTGTACCCCAACGAAGATGCCGAGGCCCTGACATCGCCCGGCGTGCGCATCACGGTCGAAATCATCCGGGGGAATGATGGCCGCTCAGCAGCGTGTGGGACAACGCCGGACTGATTGGTTCCGCGTCCTGGCTGACTTGCAATACCTGGGGATCAACAACAGCGACGTGGCGCGCAGGATAGGCGTCCCCACGTCAACGCTGCGTCAATGGAAAGAGGGCAGCGAACCCGCCCATGTCAGCGGCGATGCCCTGCTGCTGCTGTGGTCCGAGGCCACCGGCCTTGCCATCTCCACCCGACCAATGGCGATTTTCTGACCATGGAACACACCTTGCTCTACCTGTGGACCCGCGCCTACGTCGGCGCCCTGCGTCTGCATCGGTAACCCCGAATGGCGGGATTGCGCGCCAGGGGCGGCGCAACCCTTGCCGCGTCCAATCGCCCTGCCTTCCGAGGAACACCCCATGTCCGAGACTCCCGAGCTGAACGTGCAGATGCCGGGCGACACCGATCCGAACGTTGAAACCGGTCGGCTGGAAAAGCTGCTGACCGGCAACGTCGATGCCGTGCTGTCCGAGCTGGACGCACTGACCACTGCCGAGTTGCGCCAGCTCGAAGCGCTAGAGAAGGCGGGCAAGTCGCGTACCACGATCCTGGGCCAGATCACCCGCGAGCTGGACCGTCGTGAGGACGAGAGCGGCCCGGCGCCGGAGCCCGAGGTGCCGAACGTCAACGGCGACGCCAAGGACTACCGCCACCTGCCGCAGGACGCCGTGGACCCGCGCACGCTCAAGCACGGCCAGCGCGTCCTGACGAAAGACGGCTGGGTCGTGCAGCACCCGTCCGCCGCTCCCAAGGAGTAAGCACCATGTGCGGCAAGAAGGCCCCGAAAATGCCCGAGCCGGTCGTTCGCGATCCGGTGAAGGAACAGGCCGAGGCGGAAGCCAAGGCGCAATCGGAGGCCAACGCCGAGCTGGCCGCCACCCGTCGCCGCCGTCGCCAGTCGTCCCTGCTCACCGCAGGGGCGGCCGGCAGTTCGGCCCCCGTGAAATCCCTGCTCACGCAGGCCAAGCCCGGACCCTGATTCCCCATGGCCGACGCCGCGGCGATCCTCAAGCAACACAGCGATCAAAAGTCCGCGCGCAGCAGCGAGGTGGAGACGGTCTGGCGCGACTGCTACGACTACACGTTTCCGCTGCGGGGCAACGGCATCTCCGGCGCCATGGACACCGCCAACAGCGCGCAGGACAAGCAAGCGCGCCTGATGGACTCCACGGCCGGCGACTCGGCGATGGTGCTGGCCGCGAACATCATGTCGGGCCTGACCCCGGCGAACTCGCTGTGGTTCGGCCTGGACGTGGGCGATGAGACCGTCGAGGAAAAGCGCTGGCTGTCGGACTCGGCGACGCTGCTGTGGGAAAACATCCACATGTCCAACTTCGATGCCGAGGGCTTCGAATCGTGCCTGGACATCGTGGTCGCCGGCATGTTCGTGCTCTACATCGACGAGGACCGCGAGCGCGGCGGCTTCGCGTTCCAGCAGTGGCCGCTGGCCGAGTGCACCTACGGCAGCACGCGTCCGGACGGTCGCATCGACAAGATCAACCGCGAATATTGCCTGACCGCCGAGCAGGCGGCGCGCGAGTTCGGCGAGGACAAGTTGCCCGAGCGCATGCGCAAGTGCTTGCGCGAGAACAAGGGCGGCGACAAGTTCAAATTCCTCCACGCCATCTACCCGCGCACGCCCTACGTGGTCGGCGCGAAGATGGCGAAGAACCTGCCCTTTGCCTCGATGCACATCGCAGTGGACGACAAGCAGGTCGTGCGCGAGGGCGGCTATCACGAGTTCCCGTGCTGCGTGCCGCGCTGGCTGCGCGTGCCGGGCGGCCTGTACGGCGTCGGCCCGATGTACGTCGCGCTCCCCACGGTGCGCGAGCTGAACTATCTGTGCGGCGTGGAGAAGGATGCGGCAGACATCGCCGTGTCGGGCATGTGGATCGCCAAGGATGACGGCATCCTCAACCCGCGCAACACCCGCATCGGCCCGAAGCGGATCGTGGTCGCCTCCGACACCGACGCGATGAAGGCGCTGGAGACCGGCGCCGATTTCGCGCTGTCGGACAACCTCGTCAACCGCATGCAGGGCCAGATTCGCAAGATTCTGATGGCGGACAACTTCCCGCCGCCTGAGTCGGGTCCGCGCACTGCCTACGAGTGGAGCGTGCGCGTCGATATGGTGCGCAAGCTGCTCGGCCCGATCTACGGCCGCCTGCAGGCCGAGTACCTGACCCCGATGGTCGAACGCTGCTTCGGCATCGCGTTCCGGGCCGGCGTGTTCAAGGAACCGCCCGAGTCGCTGCGCGGCCGCCAGTTCTCGGTGCGCTACGTCTCGCCGATGGCGCGCGCGCAAAAGCTCGAGGAGGTCATGGCGATCGAGCAGACGGTGGCCAGCACCGTCGAGCTGGCAAAGGTCGATCCGACCATCCTGGACGAGCTGGACTTGGGCAAGGCGCTGGAGCTGTCGGCCGAGGGCCGCGGCGTGCCGTCGTCGATCCTGCGCAAGCCAGATGACGTGCGCCGCCTGCGCGCCGAGCGCGATGCGGCCAAGCAGCAAAGCCTGGCCCAGCAGGGCGCCCAGTCCGCGCAGCAGGTCGGCATGGAGGAAGCGGCCAAGCGCGCCGCGGTGGCGTAATCTGTAACACCAGATTGTCCGCCACCACAGGAGCAACACCATGACGCAGCATTACGTTGGCACGAAGATCGTTGAGGCCTGGCCGCAGTCCCGGCCGAACGGCGATGGGACGGATGAGCTTGGCTACGCAGTCAAGTATGCGGACGGCTATATCAGCTGGTCGCCGTTGCTGGCATTTGAAGCGGCCTATCTTCCCCTCGGCCACATCGGGGGACTGGCTCCGCATCAACAGCGCATGCTGGCCGAGTACGCGGAACTGGACAGCAGGCTAAAGAAGCTGTGCGCTTTCCTCGAAAGCGAGGCCTTCCAAGCGTTGGACGAGCGCGAGCGTGAGCTACTGCAGACGCAGGCGCGCGCGATGAACGCCTACCACAACGCCTTGCTGTGTCGCATCGAGCGCTTCCAGTACGCCAACGCCCCCTGATGCCACGCGACTACCAGCCCGAAGAACCCCGCGGCCTGCGCCGCCAGCAGTCAACGCACCTGATCGAGCCGGTGTGCTATGCCCGCCTGTTCGACACCGAGGACGGGCAGAAGGTGCTGGCCGAGCTGGAGCGCATCTTTGCGGCCGGCGCGGTCGTGGAGGGCGGCATCGACGCGGTGATCAAGACCTACCATCGCGCCGGGGCGCGCAGCGTGGTCGAGTTCATCGTGCGCAAGATCAACCAGGCCAACAACGCCCTTGAGCCCGAGGAGGAGTAAGCGATGTTCCAGATGCGCAAACACCGCCGCCAGCAGTGGCAGCGGAACAACGAAGGTGCGGGCGACGGCGCAGGCGGTGGCGCGCCGGCCAATGGCGCATCCCCCGCGAACGGCGGCGGCGCGGCGGCGGGCGGTGACGGCCAAGCCGGAGGCTCCCTGCTGAATCCTGCCGGCAACGGCCAGGCGGGCGAGGAGTGGTTGCCCGAGAAGTTCCGGGTCATGGGTGCCGATGGCAAGCTGGACGAGGCCGCGAGCGCGCGCAAGCTGGCCGAGTCCTACACGGCGCTGGAGAAGCACAAGGGCCCACAGCTGTCCGTCCCTGCCACCCCAGCCGAGTACAAGCTGGAGGCGCCCAGGGACGCCGAGGGCAAGCCGGTGGAAGGCATCGACCTGGAGGCCTTCGTCGCCGACCCGATGTTCAAGGGCATCGCCGAGCGCGCGCACAAGGCCGGCGTGCCGAACGAGCACATGCAGTTCTTCATCGGCGAGTACCTGCAGTTGGCCCCGGAGCTGTTCGGCGCCGACAAGTCGCTGACCGCCGACCAAGCCAAGGCCGAGCTGGGCAAGCTGTGGACCTCGGAGGCCGATTTCTCCGCCGGCATCGCAGGCTCGCTCAAGGCGATTGCCGCCTACGGCGACGCCCCCGAGGGCATGCCGGGCAACGCCAAGCGCCTCATGGAGAAGT